CATAACAAAGATATTACTTAAAAGATTTAATGCAACACCAACTAACTGTGTGCTAACCCAGGTGTTACCATCAATTTGCACTTCGTATTGTATATGCATAAATGAATGTCGTAAAATTCTTTCAATTTCTTGATTTGTATTGTCATATCCATGTTCAACGACTTGTGTAGTACTATGACCTTTCTTTCCAAGACGGCGCATAATACGTCTTTTCTTTGCTTTTAAATTTCCTTCATGACTTTGTTCTTCTGTGTTGGCTACATAATAATTATAAAGCATATAACCAGCTGTTCCAAGTAAAGCAGCTCCTGTTGTAATCATTAACCAACCAGGTATTTGTTTAAGTCTATCTAAAATAAAGTTTTTTGATTGATAAAAACTATCCATAGCATGTTTCTTAAAGCTTATAAACCAGGGATATGTATCAACAACTGGCAAATTACCAAATCTCTCAAGAAATTCAACAGTATAGTGATATGAAGCTATCAAGGCATCTCGACCATTTAAAGCTTGAACGTATGCAAAATTAGCTGCATCATCAATAAAATTCATCATACCATTGTATCCAAATTCCAATGTATTTGTTATAAAATTTAAACGTTCAACAGAATTGCCAAAAAAATAAACCAAAGTAACATTAACGGCTTTGCAATATATTAAGACAAATGGTAAAACTCGTCTCATAAAAAATATTGCAACACTAAAACCAACTTTCCAACCAATTGCAAGAGCTGAACATTCAGCTGCTATTTCCAAAAACATTCGATAGACTTCATTATCGCTAAATCGATTCATAAACTGTTGAAAATCGTATATTGTTGTACCAATAAGAAAACATGAAGCACAGTTTGCAGTAAAAGCCATTATAGCAGTTACAGCAAGTGCTATATTTTCAGTTATAGGAGTTTGTAAAATTCTTTGTTTAATAGAGTTTGGTATTCTTTTATACAATCGAAATCGTCCTTGCCGAAAAGATCTTAATGTATGAACCACACGTAATCGTCCAGTTCTTTCTTGAATACCATAACGATTTAAACGATATTGTTCAGGTGTTTCATGTGCATCATACCAAACTTCTGTATCATGAAATGTTGATTGTACAGGTATCTCTTGGTACATTTGATTCGATATATGTAAAGCTTCTTTAGGTACCCAAGGAACATGATTTGTTACATTAGGATTGAATAATAATTTATTTAATCTACCACATATATTTGGAGTAGAATTTCGATCAATATTGAACATTACTCGATCAACTGCATTATTTGCATGAAACATTTGATCAGCCCATAAACCCTCCATGTTCTTACGGAGTCGACTTGTGACAACATCTTGTTTTTTAAAATAAGCTTGTGCTGTTGTCCCTATATGTTTAATTGCATTTTCAAAATTCATGTCCATCATAGTTTTACCAGTTGCAGGATCATGAAAGATGACTTGATAAAAGTTTTCTGGAAACATTTTATGCCCGTCCATACCATAACATTTATCTGGATGTTGTGCTATAAAATTTGTCATTTTAACATAATCCATGTTTCCATCACTCTTTTTCCATTCATTTCGTAATCTTAATTCAACAACAACATCTCTTCGCTTAGCCAGATGTTCACCATGTGACCAAACTCGGTTGTTAATAAATTCAAAATCATTATGATCAGCTTGCGCATTAGCAACAACTAAATCAGCAACTAAATAACATCGTGACTTATCTTTAACATCAGACATATTCATGTGGTAGGGATTATCATCTACCACTGCTGCTATTTCTTCAATTGCAAGATCAAGTGCATTTTCATTTGCTATACCTTGGAATATATCATTATACCATATAACTTTTTTACCTTGGCCACCATCCCAAAACTCACGACCAGCTGTTCGAAAACAACAATAATGCTGTGGATCTTGATATGCTTTTATAATTCCAAGTAAATGCGCCAAATAATTGACAAGAATAGGTTGAAATATTTTAGATTTACCAATACGTGGTTCACCATATATATAAACAAAAAAAGGTTTTACACGATGTGCATTCAAAGTATCTTTATATTGTGGTGGTATATCATCATATGCTTTATTAAGTTCTTGTGTCATAATTCTAATATATGGCGAAATTTTATAAATTAAAGTTTTATCCTTTAATATATTTCTATTCATTTCAGCTTCTATTTCATTTAATTCCGTTCGTAACTTAATAACTCTACGTGCATGTATCAAATCTTCACCACATAATTGCATAGAATCATCTTTTTTCAATTGTATATAATCATCAATGATCTTTTCAAATTGCTCATCTTTAAGAAAAATGGGTAAATTGCCATAATATTCCATAATTTTATTAATAATAAATTCAACTGTAAATGTAATGGCTTTTATGAAAAATGTTGCAATAGTTGTAGTCGATCTAATTAAATCAGATATTGTTTTCAAATAATAAGTATTTGTTCTTAAACTATTATAACCATCTGAATTAATTCCAGTAAAAATTGACTGCATTGTCAATTTAATAGTTGAAAATATAGCTTTACCAAATGCAAAACCTGGTGAATCATCATCTCCTTGTGGTGTTATTTGTGTATAATACCGTATAATTCCCGTGACCGCTCGTATTAGGCCTTGTAAAACAAGGTTGCCAACCCCAGTTGGCAAAATTAACGATATCAATGCAGCTATATTTGTTGGTGTTTGATTTTCTTTTTGCGATATTAAATAACCAAAAGATGTAAATTTCATCAATGTCATGAAAAATGAACAATAATTAGATGTTAAATCAAAACATTCAAGTACACTTAAAAATTTTGTAGCAATTTGATCAATTTTTAAACCTATATGTTGAAATTGGTTTGCTGTTTCAGTAAAAGTCGAAAAAGTTTCATGTGCTACAGGAATAATATCTTGAGTATCACGTATAACTGTAGATAATTGAGTAGTAGTTTGATTTAAATTTGTTATAGTATCATTAACATTTGAAAAGAAATGAAACATTTGATCTTCATAACTACTTATAAAATCTTTAATCTTATCATGATCTTTTTGTTCACTCATATAATATTTTAATTTACGTTGAAATTGTGACAAAGTATGAATACGTGATCTAATTTTAAGTTTATCAAATAAATGTATTAGTTGACGACAATCATTATTTGAATTATGATAAAAAGTTGAACACCATTTATCATTTAATTCTTTAATAAC